ATAGACGTTTTGATAGCTGCTCTTACGAACATCTTCATTCCGTTTGGAACATCAGTTTTGATAAAGAATGCATCAGAGTCTGTTAGGAAGTTGTTAACCACATAACCTTGTGGAATCATTCCCATAGATTTGATTGCATTGATATCGTTATCAGCTGTAGCAGTTCTACCTTGAGACGCCATTAATCTTTCCGCTGTGAATTGTAGTTCACTTGGAATAATTAATTTAACACCTCTTGCAGCAATCTTTAAACCACGTTCATCAGTAAACGCATTGATATCAATCAATGACTGTTCTAATGAAGTTTCGTTTAAGTCAGCAGCAGTTGCTAATTCATTTCTAAATGAACCAGCAATAGTAGGGTGAGCTTGGTCTAATAAAGGTTGACCATCTCCACCTGGGAACGAACTTGAAAACGCATTGTTTAATACGTTAGCAGCCGTTACTTGCTTAGTGTTTGCCATAGATCTTGCTAGAGCTTTTGTATATCTAGACGCAAGTCTATCATACAAGTTGTCTTCAATCGCTTCTTCAGTGATTGAGAAAGCAAGCGCTACAGTGTTATGAGTGTATCTAGCAGTGAATGTTTCTTGAGCATTGTCAAATGTAACGCCAGAACCTTCTGGTTTAATTTGAGCATTTGCGAAACCTGATAACATTACTTCTTCTTCAAAAGCTCTGTCAGAAGTTTCTGTGTCAAAAATTTCAGCATGCTGATTTTCATAACGTTTATACTCCAGTCCGAATAAAGCATTCAAACCTGGTTCTAGTTCTTTAACTAGTTGTCCTCTTGATATAGCCATATTCTTATACTCCTGTTGTAGACGTTAACTGATGTTCATTAATTCTCACAACCCACACAACGTGTGATTGAGCGATATTATTGTCACCAGTGTCTTTAGTTGAACCAAGTATCTGAAGTTGAGCTGAATTTGTACTTAAAGTAGCATCATTCAATCTGCTTCTTGATACGTAGTTTGCTGAATCTCCAGCTAAATAAGTGATATCCGCATTGTTGAAGATATCGCTAGTTGCTGAAGCGCCTGTGTTATTAGATCTGATCTCAAATCTTTCATAAGGATCGTCACTTACGAATGCAACGATATCGTTCGCTGCAACCGAAGGTACATAATTCCTCCATGTTGGTTTTTGAGTCGTTGGATCAGTGTAGAAAGATCCGTTAAGTGAACCTAATAATTTATCTGTTCCAGCAGCAACTGCTATAGTACCGGCATCGGTAGCTTTAACAGCGTCATTGAAATAGATGATAGTTGGACTATCACTTACTAAGTATTCACTTAAACCTTGAGCATCTCTATTCTGACCAACTTTACCAATTGGTCGTAGACCAAAGCCTACTGAGCTTCTATTAGCCATAGTTTTTTCCTTGTTTAAGTTTATTTTAACTCGTTGGTATTACCAAAAAATTACTTTTTGTTCGTACCACCGAAAGTTACACGAGTCTGCCTCTCACTATTGATTGGCATACTTTTGTGTTGATCCTTATACAAATCGTTTTCAATTGCTTCTTCACGAGCTTCTATTTGTTTTCTAAAGTAAGCTTCGCGAGATTTTGCGATTTCTTCCGGTATCCTTGCCAACACAAGGCCACCAACTCCGATCACACCTGCGTACTTGCCGTCTTTAACACTTGGATATTCTGAGTTTGGATATTCGTCAGCTCTCACTAACTCCCATCCTGATCTCAATTTTCCTGACATGTTTTTAGTGTCGTCAAACCCTAAAACTTCAGTTCTTATCCAACGATGTCTAAAGCCTGCTGGCGCTGGCGGTGCATCTAAAGATGATGGTGGAGTCCAAGTTGTAGGTCTCTTTTCAGCAGTCCTAGTTTGGCTCGCACGTGGGGTCTTAATGTTTTCTTTTGTCATATGCCTATACCTCCTTCGTGATATTTAATTGTTTCGCATATTCTTCCAATGGCACTCCTAATTTTTTGGCGATAGCAACTTGAGAAGGGGTGAGTCTCACAGTTTTGCGACCAGGCTTTGTACTTCGCTTCGCCGAAGCTACTGTTTGTACTGGTTTGGTCGATTCCGTAGTTGCATTATTAACAAATTTATGGGGAAACTCAAGTCTTATTCTTTTATCAATTTCCGCATAATATTCTTCACTTTGAGCATCATATCCTTCTTCATCTATAAGGGTTTTATGAATGTCAAACGCCGTATAAGTCATAGCTTTATCAGAGCCAAACCATCTGTTTTTAGATGCCCAAGCTTCTGCTTTAGGATCTGCAGTAGTTTGTTGTCTTTCCGGTACTCTAACATCAGCTATTCTTTTTGGTTCTTCTTTTGCAAGATTTTCTGATGCAGATTTTAATTCCTGTAATCTTCCATCCTCATAACCTAATCTTGCGATTTCTTTTTGAACCTCTATTTCAGCGCCTACATCATTAGCTTCTCTAGCTACTAGTAACTTAGATTTTGCAGCTTCTAATGCAGATGCGATTTTAGCTTCTCTATCTTTAAGTGATACATTTTCTAATGTACTAAACTTTTTAGTTAAAGCTTCTTTTTCTGCTTTAACAGATTGAGCATAGTTCAAAGCTTCTTCTCTTTGACGTTCTGCTTCTCTCATTTTTTTAGTTAGTTTAGCAATTCTTCTTTGCACACTTTCACTATAGTCTTCTAATTCGTCTTTCTTAACGTCTTTAGCTTCAGCCTTGTCACCTGTCTCCTGCTTCATGTCGCTGGCATCAGGGGCTTTTGCTTTTGGTTCTTCTTTTACTTCTCTAACAGTTTCTTCTTTTACTTCAAACTCAGGTTCTGGTTTTGTCGTGTCTTCTAACTCAACATCAACCTCTGGTCCTGAAGTATCTATATCAACTGTCTTTGCGTTTTTATCTTCTGGCATAGTTTCCTCCTATGTTTATATATAGTGAAGTACATCTTCGGGATTTTTAATTGTACCTAAGACTTCATCATCATTTAATAGACGAACTTCACCGCCTTCGATTGGAAGTCGTGATCCCGCGTAACGCGCGAAAATAACCCAATCTTTTTCTTTGCACCATGGGCCAGTTGGATATTTTTCTTTATCCAAATAAGCTAATGGTCCAATCTTTAAAACATAACCGCAGTTTGTTGCGATTCGTGCTTTATCTAAAGATTCCTGTGATATAATTAATCCACCTGCAGTTTTATCTTTTGGTGTAAATGGTAATACTAATAATCTCCAACCACTTGGTGTTGGTAAACTATCAATTAAAGATTCAGTAACATTTTCTGCTCTTACTGTTTTATCTTCTACTTTTTTATTTTCTTCTTTATACTTTTCTTCAAGACCTAGGTTTATCTTTGGTACTTCCTTTTCCGAGGTCAATAACGTTTCCTTTATCATCTTTTTTTGCTCCTTCGTTTAGCAGGTTAGAGATTTCCTGAATTATTGTTTGGTAGGCATTAGCCTGTCCTTGCATATACTTGTATTTTTCCATACTGTCAACTGCTCCTGATATCATTGAATCACCAATATTCTGGTAAGATTCTTTGATAAATTTTTGCAATCTAGTTATAAAAGTTACAGCATCCATAGTCTTTCTCCTTTGTTGGTTATATTAACAGTTCCACTTTCTAAGTGACTTATTAATTCTTGAATTCGGATCTCTTGCAGTTTTTGCAGATGTTAATCTTTTCTTCATCCCGCTCATGCGCGCGCAGAACGATTTTCTTCTATTAGCAGCTTTTGAACCTTTTTTTAATTTACTAGGTTTTGTAGTTACAGCCATAGAAAGTTTTGATCCAGGATTTGCAGCTCTATAAGATGCAATACCTTTTTTATTTAATCCACCGGATTCAGATTTACCTTCTTTACGTTGCCATGCAGGAGTAGATCCTCCTTTTGCAAACATCGCTCTACCTTGTCCTCTTAATGCGATATCACCCATTAGAATTCTTTAGTAATTTTTACTCTATCTGGCATAATAGCCCCACATCCTCTAGCTACTCCACCTTTTGCCATTTTTTTTCTTTTTGGAAAACCAGCTTTCATATTTGCATATGCTTTTGGAGAAATAGTAGATTCAGATTTAGGTCTTGATATACCTAATTTTTTTCTTCTATTAATGTTTGCCCAAAGACCTTGTTTAGCCATTATTTTTTCTTCGACTTTCCAGCTTCTGAAAGAGCAATTGCAATAGCTTGTTTTCTAGATTTTACAACTGGACCTTTTTTACTTCCAGAATGTAATTTACCTTTTTTAAATTTTCTCATTGCGGTGCCAATTGTTTTTTGACTTTTAGTCATTCCACTTTTTGCTTTTTTCATTTCACCAGATTTGGTTTCTTTGTAACCTTTTTCTTCCATAGCATACTCTCTAGCTTCTTCAGCTTTAGATTCCATGCCTTCGTGTTTTTCAGACATGTCAGCGTAACCACCTTCTGATTTCATTACTCTAGCAATACCATTGCCTCTCATTTGTCTACCAAGTCCAGCCATTATCTTTTACCCTTCATCATTTTGCCTTTTTTACTTTTAGACATTCTAGCAGTGATAACATCAGCAAAAGTTGTTTTTCCATCTTTATTTAAATCAGGAAAACTTTTTTTAGCTTTACCACCTTTTTTAAGTTTTGCTCTTGGTCTTATACTGTAATCGTTTCTCATGTTTTCTCCTTATCCGTTTTCTTGTTCTTTGTTTGCCGGTTTATTTGCCATAGTGCGCGCCACCGATTCTGCGCTTCTGCCCACAACATAACCCCCAAGACCAATTTGTAAAAGTGTCCAAACGTCTCCTGGTAAAGTTATAGTTATAGAAGCTTTAAAAAAAAATAGTATAACAGGTCCTAGTACATAATTCCATACCAAGATAAATATTAATACATACATTAATAATGGTCTCCAACTTGCTGAAAACCAACCAGCTTTTGCTTCGGCTTCAACTATTTTAGCTGCTGCTTGTAATTCTGCAGTATTAGATTGTAATAGTTGAGTTTGTAATTGTGATTTTAATTTTTCTTGAAGATCTTTATCAGGAACTGACTTTTCAATTGTATTAAATAGGATCTTTGCAAGAGGTGCAACAGCTCCTAACATTTGAATCATGGTTTAGTACCAAGTTGCAGTTCTTTTTTTCTCTGGAAGAATGCTACCTTGTCCTTGAACTTCTTGAGTTTGAGATTCAGAGTTGCTAGACATCTCAACATCTACTCCGCCAACAAGATAACCTTGTGCGTCAGTATATTTTGAGTGGTTAACATCAACTTTAGCTTTAGAATCTTTAGTAAAAGTTCTAGTTGCGT